AAGTTGATTCAACAGCAGAGAAGAACGGGCCGACGATAGTCCCTTCATATTCTGTAATCTGGAAGTATGTCGTGTTAATAGTGGCGTTTGCTGGCGTCTCGGTGATGTCATTTCCACCCAGATCGCTAAAGACAAACGTATACCACTGAACAGGGTTTATAACCGCGCCATCATTGGTCAGAGTGGCACTGATAAGTTGTCCAGTAACGGTAATATTTTTCGTAACCGAACCTGATGCAGTGGCGTAGGTGACGTTGATTACGAATGTTACTGACAGAGGCTTCACTGCATCGAAGAAATAATCGAATGCGGAGTTTTTGACGATTTTTACTGAAATCTGCCCACCGGCATACGTGCCCTGGACGATGCTGCTTGTCGTGGCCTGCTGTTTGATAGCGCCGGTATCTTCATTCAGACCAGGAAGCTCTTGCCCGTCGACATCATCAAACGCATATCCTTCGTTAATCGTGCCGATTACCTGTCCAGGTTGGTAAATCTGATAACTGGCCCCTGCCATCGCTGTGAATGACGATTCTGAATATCTGACAGACGAGATGTCATAGTGTCCATACCCTACTTCCATGAATTCAGTGACGAATTTCTTGTTATTGATGTACTCGAAAAGTGATTCCTGGATCAGGTCTGGGTAAGAGCGCACTTGCCCGTAAATATTAGGGCGACCCTTGTATAGTCTGGCAACGTTTGTCTGCCCGGTTAAATCGTTGTTAGGAGACTCGCCAGTTGCGACTGAAGGGGTTTTCTTGATGTCTCCTACAAGTGTCTTCTGCAGCGCTGCCAGGGCCTTCTTGGTCAGCTTAATAGGGTTGAGTGCTTCCCACGGTGCAGAAAGCTTAATCAGGTCTTTAATGCCACCCATATTCTGAGGCTGGTCAAACACTGACAGGTGATCATCAACCATGAATCGGTAACCGATATCAAAATCGTCACCTAACTCCTTGCCATTGAGCTTCACGATTACCGAATTATGCAGCTTCTGACCATTCAGCCAGTCAACCATACGCTGACCAGGCTCAATTCGTCCGCGGTGTTTTGGCGCGCCTGGTAGACGCTGGATTTCAAATGTCGCCATACTGCAGGAACTCCGTTTTCGTGAATGCTCTTTCAAGTACAGGAAGCGGGTCACTCCGAACGCCCTCACCTTCCCCGCGGGAATGCAGACAGCGATTACTCCCGATCACGATACCGACATGATCTGGCCGCTCTCCTCGATAGAAGACAGCAATGTGCCCCTCCTTACGAGATCCAGCTCTCCAGAAAATTCGATCGCCTTCGTAGCATGTGATGAAATCTTCACCGGCCTCGTAATCCGGCGTCTGATGTATTTCGATTCCTGATACATGGCGAAAGTAAAGAACGACTAATCCCCAGCAGTCCACTGCATCAAAACTACACGCGCGATCAGCCCACGGAAGTGAATTAACCTTCCGGATAAATTCAAATTTATTCATCAGATATTACTCAGACCGGGATACAGTTCGACGGTATAGATAATGCTTGTGGCCACGGTAAGAGGGTTTGTCATCCCCACCGTGACAGAAACGTTTTCAGCGGCGGCTGCCACATCACGTACATACATTGAATAAGCCTTCAGTGGTACGGTGTCGCCTATGTTTTCCCAGATGTCGTAGCGGAAAAGGATCGGCTCCATGCGGGCTGGGCCGCGCCACAGTTTCAATCGCTGCTTTATATCCTGAGATAGCGAAGCGAAAGTAATCGTTGCATTGAGCGTGGTTGTTCCATCCTGTGCAGGTTCAGAGAAATCGAACCTGGTTGGCTGGTATACCTGACCGTTAAATGTGGCGGGTTCGAACAGGTTATTTACCAGCCTGTCAGTACCGAATGCAGAATGTGAAAAGACAACAGTCTGCTTAAGATCTGATGCCGGCCTGCGCTCTTTCCATTCACGGAGTGTTGGCATCTGGAAGGATCTCCGTAACGATTAAGTCATACCAGTAACCCGCGCCTGGCTGGGCTCCAACAATCCAGTCGTCGTAGTCTTCAGTAATATCATTCATGAAATTACAGATGATGTCCGCCGTCCAGGTGACAGTGTTTCCATTCTTGCTGGTCTGCACCGGCATGGTGATGAAGTGAACCTCCTGCACCTGCACGCCCTGGGTATCGCCCAAATCAACAGGAATGTCGAACCATACCTGGCCACGATTACAATATGTTGGCGAACGGAGCCATGACTTGAAACGCTCGGCTTCAGCAACGGTGAAAATCCAGTTAAGATTCCAGGTCGTTTTCAGGTCAGTGGTTATCGGTGTGAACACCGCAGGACCAACTGCAGGATTGCTTTGCCTGAAGCTGGTATCCTGTGTCATGTTCATGTTTGCACGCTGAGGAAGCGGCAGGAATGGCGGGTATTTTACATCTGCCATTAGTAGTCTCCGTTTGCCTGGCGTGAAAGTCCGTACGTTGATTCCAGCGTTGATGACATGGGGCCCCCAGTCTCTACGTCCTGAATGAAAAGATCGACCACCTGATTTCCATTATCATTCCTTGTCCTGGTCTGAACGTCAGCGCCGGTGTAGTTATTCACGTTAACCACGACGCCACAGCTTCCAGATCCAGCTGAAGACATATCCTTATTGCTGATGACCCGTCCATTATCCCCTGGAATCATGTACTGCTTACCGGTACTCGCCCGGTAAATCTCCGGCATACCGCCCTCTCCGACCTGGTACATTGATCCTGCCGATACCGGTCCGCCATTCTTGCGCTTCCCAGACAGTCCCTTTCCAACAGCCATGGCTGCCACCAGGGCCCCAAGACCTATCGCCACAGCACCGCCGAATGAGCCGATAGAGGCTACAAGCGCTGCTGGCGTCCATGCAGCAGTAGTTGTGGCGGCTGAAGCTGTGCTGGCGGCGGTAGTGGTGGCAAGGCTGGCCGTTTGAGCTGCTGTGGTTGCTGCGATTGCAGAGTTTTGAGCTGCGGCACCCATTACGGCAGATTTCACCCAGTCGACACCCATCTGAACGAAACCGTTAATCAGGCTATTCAGGGCATTGCTGGCGAGAGATTGCATTGCCTCCTGAGCCGACATGCTGCCAGTCAGGATCCCGGTAAAGGCATTTGATGCATTGCCTGCGAGAGAGTCAAAGCTCGCTGCCAGCAACTCATTACCCATACTCTGGTTGCGGAAAATCTCCCACTGTGCAGCGATGCGCGCCTGCTCATATTGCGTGTCAGTTGCAGCACGCAATGCCATGGCGTTCTGGTGAGTAATCAGTCCCTGCTGCTCGTATGCCTGAATAAGCGCAAGTTTCCTGGCGTTCTCGTTAGCCAACTGCTGAACAGGGTCAACCCCGCCGACAGCCTCCTGCTGTGGTGTTACGGCCTGTTGAGCCTGGATTTTCGCGAGGTTAGCCTGGTGCGTTGCCGCCAGTCGTTCTGAGGTCTGGTTGTACTGTTCCTGGCTGATTTTCTTCGCAGCCAGCGCCGTATTCAGATCCTCAACATCCTGTTTGTAACTGGCGTTCTCAGCCGCTTCAGGGAGAAGCTTCTGTGCTGCAGCTTCAGCCTTAATGGCGTTAGCAGTGTCCCATTTTGTCGCGGCATACTTCCCAGCCAACTCAATGTCTTTTTGAGTAGCTGCAGCACCAAGAGATTGCTGGGCGGCAAGGATAGCCTGCTCTCTACTGAGTTCATTTGTTGAACCTGCCGCCAGCTCCGATTGTTGTTTCAGGTTAGCCAGCTTCTGAGCAACAGACTCGGCGGAAGACGCTGATTTTTTCCCCTGCTGCTCACTCTCTTGTTGAGCTTTTTTCCTGGCTTCTTCTGACTTCTCTAAATCATAATTTTCAGCAGCCAGCCTGCCAGCTGCAGAGATTTGATTCTGATTATCCGTTACCTTTGCAGCCTGCATTCGGGCCTTGGCTATTGCCCGCTCCCTCTCATCCTGGATTTTCAGTAATTCATTCTGCTCCTCCAGAGTAGCGATAACTTTATCGCCCTCTTTTGTCGCCGGAGAAATCTGCAGCGCTTTTGGATCGAAGCTTTTTCCAGCCTGATTCGCTCGGTTTATTTCATCTGCTGTCTCACCGAAGGCTTTAGCTACTGCACCCTGAACCTGCTCGAGAGACCATGACTTTTCGATGAGTTGATCGTGAACTCCCATCGCTGAAAGCATGTTGTTGGTTAATGTTCTGGTAGCTTCCGCTGCCGTATCTTCAGTTCTGGACAGCTTGTCTTTTGCCGCTTGCAGGTCACGTGTTTTACGCGCCAGTTCATCAGATACTTCAGATTGGCGCTGAGCAAATTCAGTACCCTGCCCCATAGAGTCAGCATATTTTTGCGCTTCTGGTGTGAATTTGCTGTATCGCGTGGTGAGCTTGTTAACCTCACCCTCAAGCTCGGCAACAGCCTCTTTTTGCGCTCGGATAGATGTGTTGGCATCCCCTATGGCCCCGCGCAGTTGCGTATTTGTCATTGAGCTCATTGCAGCGTTGAGCCTATCAAGACCATCAGCAAATGCGATAGCTTCTTCCCTTGCCTGCTTAGCCTGCTGCCACCAATAGAAAACGGCTGCTGCCGCTATCATGGCTAATCCAGCCGGACCACCAATCAGGCTTAGCGCACCCTTCATCAGTGTCAGGCTTGCTGCTGCTGCCCTGTTAGCAACAACAGCCGCTTCCTGTGAGGCTATGTATCGACCATTAGCTGCAGTTGCAGCTCCGGTAGTGGTCGCAGCTGTAATTCTTGCTGCTGACACTTCAGCTTCGGCTTTAGCAATAGCTGTTGCTCTGGCTGTTGAAGCCGCCGCTTCTGCTGCAGCCAGTCTGGTTGTTAATGCCGCGCTGGCCTGCTGGAGTTGCGCCATTCGTGTTGCTGTGGCGATTCTCCCCTGGTCGGTTATTTGCGCTTTTAGTCTCGTTACCTCCAGTGCCTTTTCGGATTCAATCTGGGCAATCTGTGTGCGGATTGTGGCAGCTCCAGCAGTCGCTAGCTTAACCTCTTCCACGCTTTCAGCATTGGTTGCCTTAAGTGTATTCAGTCTTGCTTGAGCCACATTCAGTGCAGACAAAGCCGCACTCTTGGCAGCCTGAGCGAGTCGCAGCTTAGCCGCAGCCTCAAACTCAGCATCTTTCGCAGCCACCTTGGAGGCGTTGGCGCTGGCAATAGTTGCTGCGGTATCAGCAATTTTCGCTGAGGTAGCCATGGTCAGCGCGCCGACATATCGCGCGCCCATTATGCCGGCAACAATTGTGAGCGTAGTGCTGAGGGCTTCAAGATTTTCACTTAGCGAGATGACTGAATCACTGAATATTTTGACGCCAGCTTTTACAGTGGCGTTCTCACCAAAGAACTTCGTGATGTTGTTGTTGGCAATTTCAAGAGACTGGCTGATCGTCGCAGTAGTTTTAGCGAACTCCTGTCCAATTTTATCGCCCTGAGAGAGCAGGCCATTAACGATCACCTCAGTGGTTAACTTGCCCTCTGCAGCCATGTTTCTGAGCGCCCCGATGCTGACATTCATAGAGTCAGCCAGAGCAATCATGAGCCGGTTCCCCTGCTCGTTCACAGAGTTAAATTCATCACCCCTCAATGCTCCGGACGCCAGCCCCTGAGCAAGCTGAATGATTGCATTGCTTGCCTCCTCGGCTGTTGACCCTGACACCACGAAACCCTGGTTAATAATGGTTGTCAGCCTGGTAATGTCCTCTACACTGACGCCATAACTTCTTGTTGAACGCTCCAGACGCGCATAGAGTGTGGCCGTGGCATCAAGACCTGAGCGAGTCTTTTGAGAGATGTCAAAAACACGCTCTGTGACATCAGCCAGCGTTTCAAACGGCGGTACGGAATCCCTGACGGCATTTGCCAGTTTATTGCTGAGGTCCTGCCATGCCTGAGCATATGCGCCAACCTGCTGGACAGAAAGAGCGGCAATGAGCGCTTTCGCGACGCCAGTTAAGCTGGACATAGTGCCTTCAATCGAAGACAGAGAGCGTTCGGTGCGGTTTAAACCAGCCTCAAGACGGCCCATACTCCCATTGAGGCCATTCAGCGCATCATCAATATCCCGACGACCTTGAAGAAGGCGAGCCGTGTCCATATCCACTTCGTAAACGATCGTTCCAGCGCTGACGGTACCAGCCATATTGTTTTCTCCTGGCAATAAAAAACCTCGCCTGAGCGAGGTTTGATATGGTTTTATTGTTGGTTAGTTGCAGGTGTTTTCCCATGAGTCATTAAACTCCTGGCTATCGTCATCTATTACGGAGTGCCCGTTGGTAGATATATACCTTGAATTACCTGCATAAGCGCCGAAACTATTTTTTGCATTTACGTACCCACAAACTGCACC